GCCTCATATTGCATATTGAACCACTGAGTTGCCTTCAGTCCTGCGACGGTTTTTAAGGCGGTTTGAATGGATTTGAAAATGTTGTAAAACATGATGTTATGGATTAAATAATTTTTGCATTTCGCGGTCAATCTTTCCCATTATACGTTTATCGAGGTTGGCGCTGTCGCCTATCTGCTTACGCTCCGGTTGTGGCTTGACACCTTCGTTGTGGGGCTCGGCATAAGGCAGCGTATTTCGGAAAGCGACCTGAGCATCCGTGGCCTTTGTGTCGCTGTCCCATGACCGCCGCAGGTGGCCACGCTTAACAAGCAAAGCCCTGTTTGCATCACGCTGGAACTTGGAGCCTGCCTTTGTAGATCTCAATTGCTGTGAGGTTCCCTTATTTACTGTTTTGCCTCTTTTGCGCCACATCCCTTTTGGCGGTTTACGCGCTGGCCACCGCTGAACGCTGGTTCCGGTATTGAATCCCTGGGCGTCGAAGTTATCGTGAATAAAGTCGAGACCTTCAACCTTTATAATGCCAGGGAGCCGGTTGCTGATCAGCTGCTGTGCGTTCCTGATCAGGCGTTGCATATCTCTATTAAACTTTGCGTTATCAGCCATAATTTAAAGATTACACGAATTAAGACGAATTACGGGAAGATTTCTTCCTCCGCATTGCTCAAGTCGTCACCCGCTGATTTGATTAAATTTTTTGTTGCATCGGCGTCTCCACCAATGGCGATGCTTATCACATCCGAAGCGGCGGCGAGAGGAGTTGCCGCTATCTTAATCGTTGCACTCGCAACCTCCCCGATAAATCCAAATAAGCTCATATTGCTGAATTTAAATAATTTAAAAAAGTGGATCCCATTTTCCTGACGTCAGGAAAATGGTCATGCGTCAAGGTTTTTTAAGAGGGTGCTGGCCTCTTTGTTAACCGCTTTCGAAGTCTTTTTATCCTGGTTAAAATAGCCTGCCGATTCCGCGAATAGTTTCTTGTCTTTACCCGGATTAAAATCGAAACCGGCGGATGTATTCGGTGCGATGCGTTTCGCAACAATACGCGCAACGGCAACCATCGCAACAGGTTTGTCGGTTTGCGTTACAGAGCATCGGCAGCCCCAATCGTTTGGCGGGTACCACGTATCCCAAACAGGATCGTCAATTGGCGCAACCATTCCGTTCATTGCTAAGTGGTCGGGTCGCGCGTGCCCATCGTCTACAGCCCGATACTCAAGATTCGGGTATAGATCTGCATTTTCAGAAAAGCCATCCCACTTCTTTGCCATCTCCGCATTACTGACTGCCTGATTGTATTCCGTCTCGAGCCACGTTTTATTGTAGGTTTCGGTAATTGGTCCAGCCAGTTTTTTGAAGTCGTTCCAACTGCGGCGTACACCCGCATCATCGAGTAGTAATTTGATCAGCGTTGCTTTCTCCTGGTGAGCCTTGAAGGCGGAGAATACAGCGGCGTTCTCGCGCAACGCTGTAGCGAGTACCTGGTCGGATGAACCAAAGTCCAATTTTGTAACGTCGCCAACCGATTTTGAAATAGCATCTTCCAGACTCCGAAAATTCAATTCCCATATAGCCGGATCAATCAACGATAAATCGTTGTCGTAAATACGTTTCAGGTACTCAACCAATATTTTGTAAAGGCCGGCGCTCGCTACCAGGGACGAGAGGCGGCCTGCGCTTTTTTTGACGTGACCGGTTTTTTGTCGCCGGGTACAATTTTGGGTACAGACGGACGGCCGTCCGTCTCTACAACTGGATCGGCGTTCGGATCATCGATGGTATTGTCCACCGGTGCGCTCGGATCAACGACGGGTTTATTATCAAACGCCGTATAGCGGAACTCGGCACCATCGAGCGGATAACCGTGAAAGGTCAGGAATGGAATTAACTTGCCGTTCACCACATTGGTGATCTTGCGCATACGTGAATGGTGAAACTCTGCTGTTGTCCGCTCGTGAACTTCAGCCGTTCCAACGAAAGCCTTCTGATCGGTTGTGCCGGTGGCGCCATTGATACATTTACTGATCTCCTCGTTACACCCTGTAATCTTTTCCTGGTATATCTTATAGAAGTCGCGCCCGACAGCCTGGATAATGTTGACTTGATCGGCAGTCCCACGAATCACGTAACCATTGTTTGAAAAATTGCGTGCCATTGTCTCAATGCGGTTGAGCTCGTTGGCATCATCCGTGTCGGTAGCAATGTCAAGCAGTGGCATTCCGAACTTTTCAGAACCCTGGCTCCAGTCGGTATTCGCAAAGTTTTTCCAGATCACTTCCCTGGCTAATGTTTCAAATTTGCCCAGCTTGTCGGCTTTGCCCAATTCGATCAAAAATAGCTGCTGTTTCAGATCCTTTGAGCCACCTTTGTCATCGGCCACCTCGTAAACAACGCCTGCACCCTGCGGACTGTTCGCATCGAAGCAAATGGAATAATTAAAAGGAAGGACATTTCTCCTGGAGAAAACATCACACTCGGTGAACTCGCCCTTATCGTCGATCAATCCAAACTCAATGAGCGTGTATCCCCAAAATTCGGGTTCTATACAATATTTTTGAAAGTCCTCAAACCACTCTTTCTTCAGGAGCTTCGTAGCCTCCTCATCATCGGTGCCGTTTTTTGACAGCATAAAAGGCTGACTTACCACTTTATTGTAAGCCTGCTCGAGCTGACTGATCACGTGCGAATCTTTCGAGACGTTCTCATAAATACCAATCAGGTCGCGCCGATCAGGATTATAGATATCAATGGCCGCATCCACCGCCGATTTCAGCGTGTCCATTTGCATTGCTATACGGTCAATCGGGGTTTTAACCACAGAGACGGATGGGCGTGTTTTTTTTGTCGCCGAACTTTGTGCGGCATCTACCATTAACAAAGCCGCGTTTAAATGCGATTTTATTGAATCAGATCGGGTTGACCCTACGGTCGACCTTGTAAGGTTAAATCCTAATAGTTTCATATCAATCAATTAATAGGGGTTGTGTGATCGTGGGGTATTGCTGCCCATGCGTATTTTCGTTGCGACGGTGCCGGTTGCGGCGTTCATAATGCGGTCGATGGTGCAGGAGAGTTTCCCTGAAGCGATCTTCTCCAGGTCGCGCAAGGTATCGTCGTAATCTTTCACAACGCGTTCCGGGATATCATTGTCGGGCACGCGGCCATATAGGAAGTAAACCGAAATGTTCAACATCCACCTGACGAGTGACCGGTTACGGCCATCACCCGATTTTGTGAGTTCATCGGCGACTTTATACCTGGCGCCGAGACGGTCGATAATTGCTGAAGCTGCATCGGCCTCGGCAGCGTCGAGTATCGTATCATCACCCCCTGTTATCTGGTCCATCAGGGAAGTATCAATTTTTGAGGGATAATCGTCCCGTGTGAGAAATGTTGTGATCATGCCTGTCGTGAATTATTGCGCCGGAAGTTTCCGGAGCGGTTAATTTCTTTTGATTTATTGCGCCGGGTAACCTTACCGAGTTCGGCGAAACAACGCTCATCGGCGTCGGGTGCATCGTCGTGGGTCTTGTAGCCCGGCTCGATGCCGTAAAGCTGCATAAGGCCAATTTGTGTGTCGGTGTGCCCCTTCAGCTTTTCGTTATAATATGGCCGTCCGTTCTGGTACAGCGGATGCGTGCTCATGATTCTGTCGAACTTATTCACCTTTGGAAGATCGGCCTTCCGGAGGCGAAGCTTAAAGCCCACTTCCCACTCAACCTCCTCGACTACACGGTCAAGTTCATCGTTCCAAAACTGACTCTCATACTGCCACCTTACAACCATGATCCCATTGTGCTCTTGTTGGAACATCGCGATCCACCGCACAGCCGCTTTCATTTTGCATTGACGCACAAAGCAGTCAATCAAATAATAACGGTTGTCTTTTATTCCCCATACACGAACTGCATTCGAGTCGGCAGTTGATGTATCACTGTAGGCAACGTCCCAATGTGCCACAACGCTGTCGAAGTGACCAGGGAGCTTTGCCCACTGAATCATTTCTTCAGTAAAAACGGTACCTTCAATATGCGGGTCATTGTTATACTCAGCCCTGGCAGCCATCACACCAATCTCCTCCTCACGTTCGCGGTAATATTCGGCATCGTACTTTTCCTTCCATGCGGGCTCGTAGGTAACCGGATCGTAAGCATCCACACGTTCAACCCTCCATTTCGGGTGTCGCTCCATCAGGACCGTCATAATCATAGTCGGATGAAAGCGGTTGTTAGCCATCAAGAAGCGTCGCCTCGGACCGTCCATCGTTGGAATCAAATCTTTCTCCACCCATTTGGCAATCTCGCGTTGACGTTTCGGGTTCTTGACCGTGTCCTGGTCTTCGAGGTCATCGGCCACAATATAGTCAGGACGCCGGGATCCCTTTCGCAAACCGCGTACACTCTGACGCATACCGAACGCTTTACACAGGAACCCGTTTTTCGTTTGAAAGTAACCATCCTCCCAGCTGCCTGTCAATTTCTGCTCACCAAAATCATGTATCAGTTTGCTATTGGCTTCGAATTCTGCCTGAAGGTCGGAGAGCAGGATCTTGGCGTGTGTCTCGGTATTACCGACGATCACCATATATCCAATGTCATCATTAATCCACAGGAAAAGCGGGATAATCACATCGGCCCACACTGACTTTGCAAGGGCTCGTCCCCACATCATAAAGAGCAGGAGAATCTTGTACTTTACTACAAGTTTAGCCAGGCGAATATGAAACCATGCTGATTTGCTCGAGGCGTAGTGCGTGAGGTAGGTTTCGACGAGAAAGCCGATATCCTTCTTTGCCCTGGTGATTCGATCCTTTTGTTGAACCTTCGTTTCGAACGGGTCGAAACTGCCAACCTCGCGGATGATCCGGAGCTTTGCCAGGTAGAGATCTTTCGCGTTTTTGTCTTCGATTTTCATCGCTGTGATTTACACATGTATTGAATATGCTCTTCCTGAAAGTCGAGCGACTTCATGTACAAATCGAGGTTGAACCCACGCATTGCCTGGAAGATCTCCTCCATCACCCACAGGTAACCCGACAGACTCACGCGGCTCTCTTTGTCCATCGTGACCAGGGCTTTGTTCCACTTACTGATTGCATCGTCGACCCGGCTGATTTGTTTGCGGATTTCGGTCGCGCCCTCAGTGTCGATATTGGCCTCTGCCAGTCGGAGGTCCTTGGTTAGTCTTAGCCGATCTTCGCCCAGTGATCCCATGATCTTCTTAATATTCCCGATACTCAGGTGGGGTGACGAATTCCGGGCGTCGCGCTCGGCTTTCCATCCGCCGTCGCGAACCCACTTTGAAAGCGTAACCTCCGAGACCTTAATCAAAGGACTGATCTCGCAGGCGTCTTTTCCCTGCTCCACGAAAAGAATGTGGGCAAGCTTTTTCTCCTTGTCTTTTGCCATCGCTGCCTTGTTTTGATTCGAAAGTATCTTTTTGTTAAAAAAAAAGAGGCAAAGTATCTGAACGTTGGACGTTTCAGTCCGTGGACTGGACACTTTCTTGTTTAATAAAAACGGTTGTATCACTTTTGGGACAACGAACGAAGAATCTGGACTTTCGGGATTTTAGGATTTTCAGAATTTAAACAAGTTAAAAAAGGGCCAATGGAGATCAGAACACAACATATTGTCAACCGGGAGAAAAAGGAGATCACGCTGATGCTCTATGGAGAGCTGGGCAAAAAGGTGGACGGTGATTACCTGGCACAGGAGTTGGAGTATTGCGATCGGAATTACGATACGGTAATTCTCCGGATCAATTCGGATGGTGGACTTGTAACTCAGGGTCTGTCGATCGTGAGCCAGTTGCTCCGGATGCAGGCTTATACCATTGCGCAAATTGACGGAGTAGCCGCTTCGATGGCTGCCGTTATCCCATGTGCCTGTGACGAAGTCAGGATGAACGATTATGCCAGGATCATGATTCACTCACCTTATATGGTTGACGATGCCGGTAAAGCGGTGAAGATGTCGGCCAAGGACAAGAAGGCTGCCGAATCAATCAAAGGGATCCTCGTTGATTTGCTTTCAAAACGCGGCAAGTCGAAAGAGGAGATATCCAAATTACTAAACGACGAGACCTGGTTCACGGCTGATGAGGCACTCGCTGCCGGATTGATACACTCGATCATCGACACAGGCCGTCCGGAGCTCGTTAAATTGGCTGCCAAACTTTTGGTGGCATGTATTCAAAAAGAGGCTGATACTACACCCACACACACAATTATAGAAATGAAGCAAATCTGCGCAAAATTAGGACTGCCGGAAAACTCTGACGAGTCGGTGATCCTTGCAAAAATGCAGGAACGCGAAACCGCTGCCGCCGCTCAAGGCACGAAGTTGGTTGACCGTTACCTTGAGCTCGGGCGGAAGTCCGGGGCTGTAACCGACGATAATGCTGATAAAATGCGCAGGCTTGCCGGTGCAGACTTTGAGCTGTTCGTTGACTTATTGAACCTTGATACTGTCGTTACACCGGTAGTTGAAGAGGATCGCCTCTCGAATCACATCGTTGACGCACTCGGCAAAAAAGCCGACGAAAAAAACGAAAAGGATTTTGACTGGTTCCAGAAAAATAATCCACAGGCGCTTGCCGCAATGGAGATCGCTGAACCCGAACGGTTCAAGAAGTTGTTCGAAGCGTACAACGCTCAATTTGTTTAATTGTAATTCACATTACTCATGTCAGATCCAATTGTAAAATGGCCATTCGGCGACGCAACAGTCGAAGTATTGCCCGCAACAGGTGTCGCAGCGATTACGATCGTTAACGAAATGACCA